GAGCCGCCCGCCCGGGAAAATCTTTGAAAGAATCGTATTGTTGCCGTCGCGCGTTTTCGCTGTGCCGAAATCCTCCTTCCCTTTGACGGTGAAAAAGAGATTGTTGAGCACTTTCGTGTCGCGCAGCATCGGCGCGATGCGCGTCTTGGAGTAGTCCTGCGCCATCTCAATGGTCGGCTGAATCATCATGATTGCCGCCGGGTCAAGATGCGCGAATCGACCGATGACACAGTTCATTACATCTGATTTGCCGATCTGCGCCGCTGATTTTACAACAACACGGTGAATCCCCGGCTGTGTAAATGCATCCATGATTTCCCGCTGATATTCTGCGCGCGATGTCCGCCATCTCCCCGGTTCTGCGTTACCCTGTGAGATCACACGGTATGTGTCCGCCCATTCGGAGACGCTCGTTTTCGGCAGCGGCTTGAGGCCCTTGCGGGATATGTACTGCCATAGATCAATCGCTGTCCTCATCGTCCGCCTCGATCTCCTCTTCTGTGAATAGCTCCGGCTTGTATTCAGATAACTCCGAAAGCCGTTCCTCCAGTTCGCGTGTCATAATCTCGTAGATATGTCCTCTCGGTTTCCCTTCCAGTTGTGGCGCGAGTTTCGACGGCATCCCGAGGAGCTGTGTGCGCAGGTTGGATAGCATCTCCGTCAGGACAAGTTCAACTGTTCTTGCTGAATAGGCACGGTTCTCCATTTTTGCAAGGCGCAGCTCTGCGATCTCGCGCTTGACTTTCTCGTGCTTCGCTTTTTCAGATAGGTAGTCCAACTCATCATCAGCTCCGCCGCCTCCTTTCATCGCGCCGTAATTCCGTACGCTCTGGACAAGATACACACCGCCACGCATATCCTTGTCATCACGCAGGACAATTCCCTCTTGAATGAGCTGAGAGACGCGCCCGTGCGTGATGCCGATTGCACGCGCGAGATTTGATTGCGAAACTGTGATTTTTCTTGCGTCCTCTGTCACCTTCAACGGGCATTTCCTCCTCTCTCGCTAAACATTTCAGAACGATTGTTGAAACTGCTGTTTAATGTTGCCTTTCTTGTTTGATATGATGAAACTGTTACTTAGCCATTAAAAAAATTTATACCTAAACAAACGGTGGGCTCGAAAGCGGGAGCGCACCAATTCAAATCTCTGGAAGAACCTATTGCCTTCCCCGTCTGTATGAGAAAACCCGTCCATAATTGAACGGGTTCGGTGCGAAATTGTTTACTTCTTGCCATGTTTGCGCTTGCTTTGCTCTCCATGAACGATGTTGACGTTGTGGTATGTCGCCGCGACTAAGAAACCGTACATCGTCAAATAGCTTCTTCCATGTTCACCGATGCGATACGGAATCACCGTTGCTTTGCCCGTATCAAATCCCTTTTCTATTGCGAAGTGTACGGCTTCCATTCCGAACAAACGAGCCGCGCATGGAGCATCCACCACATCAATGTGTTCAATGCAAAACGCATTGTCTACGAAAAGAGCTTTCGTCTCCTTCAAGTTCAGCGACTTCTCAAGATTCGCATGGATGTTACACTCTTTTGAAACGGGCTTTCTTGCCTTTCCAATCGCAACTACTTCTCCCATGTGATTCATCCTTTCCTTTTCTCCGAAAGGATGATATAATAGATTCATCAATCCTTTCGGGTTGGACTGAAAGCACTCGTTTTCCGTGGTAGGGGGGCGAGTGCTTTTTCTCTTTGCCTTTATTGGCGGGTACTATGGCGTTTTGTCTGCACAGTTATTACACTGCCTCACGTCCAAAGATGCCCTCGAATACGGGGATGGCGCTCTCGTAGTAGCGCCATGTCTCGACTTCCTTTGCGCTATAGGCGGCTTTGTCATAAAACCACTTTCCATATTCCGTCGTTTTGAGATTGTGGATTTTGGCGAGCTTGCCGATCTTGTGCGCCGACACACCGAACATCGCACCGATCTCCGTTGCGGAGTATGTCTTGCGCTCAACTTCCTGCATGGGAAGAACGGGAACACCGTTGTTAAGAGCCTCTGCGGACTTCGCCTGCAGAATGTAGCGGTACTCGGGGATGTCGATCTGCGCAGCGATTTTGAGGTACTGGTTCGACTCACGCACTCGTGCATTCAGCATACGGGTCTTGAGTTCCTGTTCCTTGAATGCCTGCTTGTCGGATGGCATTGTGCTGTATGAGCCTGTCTTGCGGATGGCGGGCAGAACTTCATGTGTTACCCATCGTTTGAACTTTTTCGCGGCAGGGAGCTTTGACCCGAAGATCAGCGTATAAACCCCTGACTCATTGATAAACCAGTTATCTTGTCTGCCAAGCTGTTCTTGCATATCCTTCATCGAGCTAAAGAGTTTTAGCATTTCGCTACCTCGCTCAGAACGAAGGAATTTATCTTCGGAATCTACATGGTCTTGAATCGCCTCGTTCGGATTTCGGTATCCGAGAATCTCAGCAACGTCCTTTCCGACAAAATACGGCTCCTTGCCCATCATCACCGTCCGAACACTTCCAAAATCTGAGCTCTCGAAAATTTGTAACTCGTTTGCCATTATACATTCTCCTTTTCTTGCCCGAAGAATCATGCTATAATGGATTTAGCAAATCCTTCGGGTTTTGTCTGTAAAGCAACTGTTTATCCTTGGTCGGGAGGTAGTTGCTTTTTCATTTGCCCAATTCTTCACTGATTTTTTCTTCAAGCCATGCGCGTTTCGTCTTTTGCTCTTCTTCTAATTTCTCAGATAAAGAATCATAAAGCCCCTTATCAATCGTGACGTTAAATTGTGCCACTTTTGCTTCTTCGCGATACTTCTTGAAATAATCAGCTCGGCTCTTAGCAACCATTGTTTCACCTCTTTCTTAGTTGCTAGATACATTATAACAAGTTGCTAGCAACATTTCAAGAGGTTTTTGAAAAATTCCTGCCCGACCTGCAAAATCACCTTTCCCCACTTGTGGAGAAAATCCAAACTCTTTGAGATACCCGTTGACACGCTCCCATTTCACATACTCAACGCCGTTCTTTGTCTAGGTGAAGCCCCATCCGCATGCCACGTCCTCAACGTTCAGCCATGCGCTACCATCTTTCGCAATATAACCGCTCACATTTCCAATCGTAATAACTTCTCCCATGTTATTTCATCCTTTCTTTTTGCCCGAAAAGATGATAAAATGATTTTATCAATCCTTTCGGATTTGATATTAAGCAACCGTTTAGCCTTGGTCGGTAGGACGGTTGCTTTTCATTTGTCCTTCAAAGTCTTTATTCCTTCTCGTACACCGTCCGCACGGCTCACCTTTTTCCGCTCGCAGTATGAATCAAGAATGCTCATTGCTTCATCATCTACGCGAACAGTCAGCTTTACCGTCTTTAGTGTGCCCGAAATAGGTCTGCCGACTTTTTTCTTGTCTGACACTATCTAACCCCCTTTATTTTGTCGACATAATTATGTTATCTATTTTGTCGACAAAAGTCAAGAGGATTTTTCAAAATTTCTGCCCGACCTGCAAAAATTCCACGAAAAAAGCACTCTGCGTTTCTGCAAAGTGCTTTCGTTATAGCGATGTCTTTTGGGCGTACTTTTCCCATGCGCATAGTATAGCACTAAAACTTCACCCTGTAAACTTCATCTTTTTTTCACCCTAAAATTTCATTGCAGTCCGCCCCGTAGAGGGTGGTATTCATGATGTCGATCAGCCGCCCCTTGTTCCGCCATACCGTTGCATTCGCGCATTTGAGAGCATGGCAGACTTCATCCTCGCTCATTTTCTGGAAGAAGCTCATTTCGATGATTGGATAATATTCATCGTCTCGGATTGCCAATAGTGCCGCATCGATTTCTCTGATCTCGTTTTCGTCGCGGGCGATTTTACGCTCCACGATCATGATCTTTGCCTCGCGCAGCTCCTCCAATGTCGGACGCTCGCCGCCTTTGGATGACGGAGAGAACATGACGATGCTCTTTGACTTTCCCATGTCCTCTTTTTTGATATCCTCGATGTCCGCCTTATAACGCTCAATGTTGATCTTGAGAAGCGGATAGGCGTACAGTCGCTTTTTCGTGAGTTTGGAGAGATCCTTTGCGCGGTATCGCGCGGGCGGCTTCAGTTTCTGAATTTCATCGCTGAAAACGCTTCGGATCTCCTGCAAATCCTTTTTACTCAGCCCCATGCTTCAACCTCCTCTGTATCCTGCGTTTTCTGTGTGTTGGACGGCGGCGATTCCGTCGGCGATATTTCTTATAATGTTCCATGCGCCGAATGTACTTGTTCCAATGTTTCAAGGTTTCGCCACGTTTCTTCACGAACTTAGCATAAACTTCGTGAAGCATATCTGCCATAAAATCCATGAACTTGTCCGATTCGGACATTTCCTGATTCTTCGCCATGTTTGCCCTCCTTACACATACGTCTCGAGGATAACAGGATCATCCTGCGGATGGCGCATCATTTTGACCATATCCAGTGGGATTGCCGCGCGCACTTCATCAAGTGTCTCTCGTCCAATGTAGATCACCTGCGACGCATATGCCGCTTTCCCACCATGCGCGATGATGTGCGCTCGGGCAACGTATCCATGCGGGAAATCCTGCGGATGGTCATACACCGTCACAATGATGCTCGCCATGCGGCTTTTGCGCCCGCTGTTGACCAATCGGCAAAACTCATCGTTCGTCAGTCCTGTATTCATTGTGCTTCTCCTTTGATGTGTCTGTGCTCTGTTCAGAAATTCATCGAGATAGTGGATTTTGATGCCCGTATGGATGGCAAACGCTTTTTCTGCTCTGCATCCCGTGGATTTCTCCCATCCGTGGCAAAGGATGATCGCCTCGCAGCATGAGAGGAGTTCCAGAGCATCGGCGAGCGCCGTGCAATAGTCTGCGTTTTCATCGCCGAACATTCCGAGCGGATTCATAAAGCAGATATTTGGATGGCGGGCTTTCAGTTCGGCGCGGATGCGCTCCGCATCCGCAAGGTTCGCTTCCTCGTCTCCCGTGAATGGGTGAGATACATAATAACGCCTCATGATGCCGCTCCTTTCATATCTCCATCTTCGATAAAGTCAAACAGCGTTGGTGCGCTCTGCTTTACTTCTTCAGCCTTGAGATACCCTACGCCATCGCGGAAATAGTCCGCATTGAGCTCCGTGGCCATGCCCCGCCGCCCGCGCTTGATTGCACAGAGTGGAACGGTCATCAGTCCCCCGAACGGGTCAAAGATGAGATCCCCCGCGTTACTGTAACGGTCAATCAGACGTTCCACAATGTCAAATTGCAGCGGACACACATGGAGCTGCTTGCCTTTTTTTTCCTGAAGCGTGTTCATCGTATGCATACGGTTGATATCATCCCAGACTTCATCTGTCCAACTGCCGGGTGCAACAACCATAAACGAAGCGGGCAGCTTCTTGTCCTTGTCGAGCTTCTCCGCCATCGCAACGTGTTCGGCGTAGTTATAGACACTTTCGCGGCTGTACTTCCGATAGACGCGCTGAAGGTCGGTCACGGGGAACTGCATGACCTCATCTTTCGTAAGCGGGCGATCGCCGCTGCTGCGCCAATATCCATGTGCATCGATCTGCCACCGTCCGCGCGTATAGTCCGCCTTGCTCTTTTTGACGGGCGTATCCGCGTACGCCTTGGAGGTGTCCGTGGGGAGCTTACGGAACAGCAGGATGTATTCGGGACACCCGACGCCCATCTTGCTGCCGTCCTTGCACTGCTCCGTCCATCCGAGGCGGTAGGTCTGATTGTTCTCGCGCACAACGTCGGTCACGACCGTGATCATGCCGAAATACTGAAATCCGTGCCCCATATAGTGCTCAATGCAGAGCGCATGGAACGGCTCGATGGTCGGCATGCCCGTCCCCGTCGCATTACCAAAGAGGACACGGTCTTTGACGTGACAGGCAAACACTCGCCCGGGCTTTAGGATACGCAGCAGCTCGGGGCTCAAATAGTCCATCTGCTCAAAAAAGCGCGCCGTGTCCTCATTGTGCCCAAAGTCGTTGTAGCTCGCCGTGTACTCGTAGTGATTGGAGAATGGGATTGAGGTCACAATCTCATCAACGGAGTCATCCGCCATCCGTTTTGTCTCCTCGATACAGTCGTTATGGATTGCCGTCCATCCGTCGCCCTTTACCTCCACGCGATCAACTCCTATGCTCCGTCCCATCTCAGCCGCCGCATGTGCGCCGCCCAGCCCATACTCTTTGATGATCTCCGCCATCTTTTGCGTCAGGTGATTGTACTGCGTCCACTTGCTCTGCAGTACCTTTAGGATTTCCTGCTCGCTGTCCATGTAGATGATGTCCACGATGACCTTATGTGGCTGCAGAAAGCGATGACAGCGGTGAATCGCCTGTATAAAATCGTTGAACTCGTAGTCAATCCCGAGAAAAATCATGCGATGACAATGCCGCTGAAAGTTACAGCCGCTCCCTGACAACTCCTTTTTCGTCGCAAGGATGCGGAATTTGCCGTCGGAGAATTCGATCGTGTTCCGCTCACGCACATCCATGTCCTGCGATCCGTAGATTTCCCGTGCCTCCGGCAGAGCCTGTTTGATTGCCTTCCGCTCATCCTCGAGGTCGTGCCAGATGATAAAATGATCCTCCGGCGCAGCATCGACGATCTCCTTTGCCTTTGCCATGCGTGCGGCGATGCTGTCCCGCTTTTCCCGCGCCGCCTCCGAGAGTCCCTGCGCCCCATCGTGAAACCCCGTGGGCCGGCCGGCCGTGCCCTCG